GAGGTCTACCCGTGGCGATTCTCGCTCGAACTAAGGCTGAAGGCCTCGCCATCCTCGACCGCCTGCCAACTGACAACCCGCGTGCCATTGTGTGCCCTGTCGACGACGGACGGCTCGGCCTCACCGTGTCGAGACGAGGAACCACACACTACGAGGGTGCCTGTCAGAAGTGTCGAGCCTGCCTACCCAGCGGCCAGACCCAGCCTCACATCATCTTCCTTCAACGGTAGGAGCATCACGCGGCTGGTGAACTCAGCCTGTACCTAGAACGACCTCCCACCTACTTCCTCCGCTCGGTGCCCGGCCTGCTTGGGTCGGGCACCGTTAGCGCCTCGAGGTCGTCGTCTCCGCCTCCGCTGGCACTGGGGCACCACTAGTGCCCGCCAACTACGCCGCGAGGCCTTAGAACGGCTCCCAGCGCCCGCTAAACGGACCTCCAGGCACCACTAGTGCCCTGAGAGGTCACCATCTGCAAGCCTGCGACCGACCCACCTACGCGCCTCGTCACCCACCTCGTCCCCCACCTACTCACCCACCTCGAGCCGCGCCCCGAGACGAAAAGCTGCTGGCCGGCCGCACCTCGAGGTCGCCCTGGTGGCCGCCCAGATCGGAGCCGGACCAGCGCAAACAGCCAACCGACCGCCGAGGAGGCGGCGCACGCACCCCAAGGGGGGGCACGGGGCCTGCGCCGCTAAGTATTATTACTTGAGGGGCGATGCGTGTGGTTTTTTGAGGTTTGGGTGGGGGCGTTGTGGGGTGGCCATATTTTGTGGCGGAGGTTCCCCTTGTCGGCTTTGTTTCTGTTTCCCCCTGTACGCTTGTGGCGAGGCCCCTTTTGGGGGGCTCGCCACGTTACCGTTCTTTTTCCCTTTCCCTATTACACCTGTTGCGGTGTCCCACTTTTGTACTAATGGGTTGGTACAAAGGGGTTTCGGGACAGTGGGGTGTTTGGTGTGGAGGTGTTGTTGTGGTGCAGTCTGGTGGTGGTAGGGGTTGGTCTCGGGATCCTGATTCTGGTGTTGAGGTGATGCCTGTGAAGTGGGCGTTGTTTTTGGATTGGTTGTTGGAGGGGGAGGGTCGTGTGCCGTTGACTCAGAAGGATTGGGCTGCTGAGAATGGGGTGGCTGCGTCGACTGTTCGGAAGTGGAAGCGGGATCCGCGTTTTGTGCGTGAGTGGGATCGGCGTGCTACTGATTTGAATGTGCATCCTGAGAGGACTCAGTCTGTTGTCGAGTCTTTGTGGCGGGCTGCGTCTGGTGGGGATGTGAAGGCTGCTTCTTTGTATTTGCAGTATGTGGAGAAGTTTACGCCGAAGCGGGCGGTTTTGGTTGATGATGGGCGGTCTGTGGCTGGTTTGTCTGATGTGGAGTTGGCTGCTGAGTTGGAGCAGTTGGTTGTTGAGGTTCGTGGGGGTTCGGGTGACTAGGGTTGTTTCGATGTGGGGGCCTAATGCTCAGGGGGTTCGTTCTCGCTCTGATCGGTCTGTGGTGTTGAATCCTGGGGATGTGGAGCGGATGGGGTTTGATTTTGATGAGTTTGATGCGGGTATTGTTGAGGGTACGTCGGAGGCAGAGCAGAATCCGTGGGATCTTGTTTTGGATCCTGAGACTGGTGAGTTGGTTGAACGTAGTGTGGCGAATACCCCCCACTCCGCCTTGCTGGCGATGCTGGCACCCTGGGTGGAGATTCGTGCCGCTGTGGATAGTTACGTCGCCAATGTGGAGGGATTTGACTGGGAGGACATGGCAACTGTTGAAGAGATGGCTGACCAGATTTCACATGACATCTTAGGTGAAGCCGATCTGAGGGGTACCGTCGAGGAAGACAACATCAACGACAGGATTTGGAGTGAGATTATTCAGGCTGGTGAACATGCTGGCTATGAGTACGATCTTGGATGGTTCTATCGGGTTGGTCCTGATACGTCGCCAATGTCTGAGGCCATTGGGGGGGCATTTGCCGAAAACCAGCGGTGGGAAGCATTGGGGAGAACTCTGGAAGCGGAGGGCCTTTTCGATGCGGGTACGATTTCTGCTGAGGAGTTGGAGCGTCGGAGAGAGTTGTCTGCCGAAGAAATAGACAGAATATATGATCAATGGCGCAGGGAGGATCGGCAGGAACGGGCAGCACAGCGGGAAGATCCGCGTCCACATTCTGGCGACGAGTTTTTCCATGAGTTCCAGGCCACGCCTGCGTTGACGGGTTTGGGTGGGTTCCAGTCTCCTGGGATGCCTTCTGGTCCTCCTGGGTTTCAGTCTCCTGGGGTGCCTTCTGGTGTGTTGGGTGGGTCGTCTGTTCGTTTGCCTGTGTCGCCGCCTTCTGTGAGGCGGCAGTCGTTGCCTGCTGGTTCTCCTGGGTTTGGTGTTCCTGATGGTTTGTTGCGGGATCTGGTTTCGCGGATGGGTGGTGAGCCTCCTCGGATTGGGCGTCAGAATCCTGAGTCGTCTCGGGATGGGCGTGAACGGGGCGGCGATTATAAGCCTGGTGCGCCGTTGTCTGATGAGCAGAGGAGAATCAATCAGCGTGGTTTGGAGGAGGCGCGTGATGTGTTGAGGAGGCTTGGTGGTAGTGTGGGAGATATGCCGTTGGAACACAAGTTGGCTTTGGCTGCGGCTTTGGCTGGTGCTGGTTTGTTGACTGTGGGAACGGGTGGGTTTGCTGGTCCTGCGTTGATGGCTGGTGGCGGTTTGTCGTTGTTGAGCAACCAGTAATGGGGATTCGTGCCTTTCATCCTGGGCTAGGTTCGACGATTGGTGTTCGTTCGCGGCAGCCTCGTCGCCGAGTGTTGGAGGTTGGTGACCGTAATCCTGAGGTGGGGTCTTTGGATGCGCCGTTGTTGTCGGCGCAGTCTCCTGCGCCGCAGGTTGATCCGACGGCGTACAGTGGGGGCGCCGCGTGGCAGCCTCAACACGGCGCCGATTTCGGCGGGTTGACAACGAACCCAGGGGATGGCTGGAGAGACAGCTTTTCTGATTTTTTGAAGTCGCGGGTGGGTCAGTTGTTGGAGTCTGGGTCTTTGCCTGAGTTGCAGCGTGGTGTGGCGGAACAGTTGACGGGTTTGGCCATGCCGCCGACTCCTGGTGGTCAGATGGCGGCTCCTGGGGTTGCTGGGTATGTGGAGGGTGCTTTGGATCTTAGTCGGCCGTTGGCGTTGGCTGATCTTGGTGTTGGTGGTGTTGGCGGGATGATGATGTTGCCGTTTCCTGGTTTGGGTGCGGCGGATGATGCGGCTCGTCCTGTTATCAAGGTGGGCCGTGGTCTTTTGGATGATGCGGCCCAGGCGACTTCTCAGGTTGCTAAGGTGGCGGACGATACGCCTCGTCCTGTTATCAGGATGGGTCGGTCGCAGGGGTTTTTGGGTGATGCGCGTCTTGCCCCTACGCGCGACATTGGGAAAGGGGTGACGGTTTCAGAAATGGCTACGACCGGTGACTTGGTAGATCGGCCTTTTGTAATTGTTAGGTTGCCAGACGGCAGGCTTCAACCTTTCTACCGATCCTCGGGGTTTATGAGCAAACTGGAAGGTAAATGGTTCCCGTTCGATGGGTTCGGTCCATCCGCAGAGGACTTAGCATCTGGGCGGGCTCCTGAAGGGTGGTATAGAAAAGACCCATACACCCAAGGCGTGTATGCGGCGGGTACCCCTGAGCATCGGTATGGCCCGTACAGGGAAGTTAGCGAGTTGTTGAGTAGAGAACTTGGGGATGCCGAACCGACTGTTTTGTTCGACCTACAGAAACTGTCACACAACGATCTGAATCGGGCGTTGGGCACCCACATAACGTGGGATGAGTATGAGAGGGCTATTAGAGAGCAGATAGAGGCTGGGGCGACAGCCGCGAACATGCCGAATCCGATGAGGTTTGAGGATTATGGGAGGGCCATTAGATGACCAGGGGTGAGAAGAGGCGTCGCAAGGCCCGCAACAAGGCACGGTTTGATGCTGGCGTGCAGCGCCGCATCTTGGAACGCCAAGAGTTCGCTGAGTGGGGGTTGAGGCCTGCTTGGTGGGCTTTACGTGACTAGTCGGACCTTGGTTGTGTTGGCATCCGCTGCCATGTTCACTGTTGTGGTGTACACTGTGAAACGCATGTTGGAAAGAGTCACCAAGGAAGCCACTTTAGGAGGTTAGGCCGTGTCGGGGAAAACGCAATCGGATTGGTTGGCCGAGGGGATAAAAGCAGGGTGGTGTGGTCCTCCTGTATGTTCTACCCATGATGGTATTCCGACCACGCTTGAGGAAGACGAGTTGTGGGAGACGGAGGATCCGTGTACGTTTGTGATCCGCCCGTACGCTTCGGCAATGGAACGCAGCCAGGTCGAGGCGAATCATCTTCCTTCTGTGTGGCGCAATGAGCGGGCGCCGCGGTTGAGGCTGGTTGAGTAGCCGTTGTCTCGTTTGCAGGAGTTGCGGCAGGAGGCCGAATGGCGTCGCTGCCGCGACGATGAAAAATATTTTTTGGAGAAGTATTGGTGTATTGCGCATCCTGCGCATGGCCGTATTTTGTTCAAGTTGCGTGGCGCTCAGGATGAGGCTTTGAAGCAGTGGGGCCGCAATCGGTACAGTTTGACTTTGAAGGCTCGTCAGATTGGTTGGACGACGTTGGTGGCTGCGCACCAGTTTTGGTTGGCGTTTTTTCGTGATGATCAGAACATTATTGATTTGTCGCGTACTGAGCGTGAGGCTGTGTTGCTTCTTAGGAAAACGAAGTACGGGTTCAGGCATTTGCCGAAGTGGATGGTTGCCAGGGGGCCTGAGTCGTTGGTGGAGCATCAGCAGCGCATGTCGTTTGATAATGGTTCGATGATTACGTCGATGCCGTCTGCTTCGGATCCTGCCCGTGGCGAGTCTGCAACGTTGATTGTTGTCGATGAGTGGGCGTTTTTGCCGAACCCTGAGGAGGCTTGGTCCTCTATTGAACCTGTGGCTGATGTGGGTGGCCGCATCATTGGTCTCAGCACGGCTAATGGGTCTGGCAACTTTTTTCACCAGTTGTGGACTGGGGCGGAGGCTGGTGTCAATAGGTTTGAGCCAATGTTTTTTCCGTGGTCTGCTACGGAGGATCGTGGCGATGCGTGGTATGAGGAGAAGCGGCGGTCGATGCTGCCCTGGCAGTTGGCTCAGGAGTATCCGACGACTGCCGAGGAGGCGTTTGTCAAGTCGGGTAACCCTGTGTTCGATTTGGATGTGTTGGATGTGTTGCTGCGGGGGTGTGTCAGTGGTGACGATGGGTGGCTGCATGAGTTGCAGCCACGGGTATTGGAGTTTAGGCAATGAGTTTCGTTGTGTGGGAGCGGCCGCAGCCGCAGGAGGCGTACGTGCTGGGGGTTGATACGGCTGAGGGTTTGGGGCATGGCGATTATTCGTGTATCCAGGTGTTGGCTGTGTCGTCTGGGGTGCAGGCTGCTGTTTGGCATGGGCACATTCCGCCTGACGAGTTGGCTCAGGAGGTTCTCAACGTTGGTTTGTGGTATCGGGATGCGTTGTGTTGCGTCGAGTCGAACAATCATGGTTTGACTACGTTGACTGTGTTGCGGCAGTTGGGGTATCCGCGGTTATTTCGCAAACGGTCGTTGAACAAGGTGTCGGACAGGGTGACGCAGGAGTATGGGTGGAAGACGACGCGCACGTCGAAACCGTTGATGATTGACGATTTGGCGACTGCGTTGAAGAACGACGAGTTGGCGTTGCGTGATAAGCACACTGTGGCGGAGTTGCGTACTTTTGTGCGCAACGAGCGGGGGTCGATGTCTGGGTCTCCGTTTGATGACCGTGTCATGGCTTTGGCTTTGGCGAATCAGATGCGCAAATATGCGCATGCTCCCGAGTTTGCTGCCGATGTTGACGATTATTGGACGGTTGATTGGTTTCGCCGCCAATCTGGGACTCAGTCTGAGAATCCGTTCCAAATAGGGGTTCATGCTGTTCGCGGGGGCGCAAGTGGGACACCTCGTCCTTCCTGATGAGGACTTAGCGGTTCTTTCCTACAACCAACCACGGAGATGGTTTCTAATGGCAGCAAACTTTGTGTCACATACTAGTGGCACGCAGACAGTTGACGGCTCTAAGGGCCGCAACAACAAGTTGGATCGTGGCGGCAGTGTCGTGGTGAACCGTGTGACTGAAACGGGGTCGCAGAAGGCGACTATTCGGTCGGGTTCACCCAAGTACGCCAATCAGACTGGCGAATACGGTGAGATCACCACAAAGGATACGCCTGAGAACCAGCATGGTCTTAGCGGCAAGGTTGAACCTGCTTCTAAGCAGCCGTAGCGATGGCGGTTCTTCCGCCAAACGCATCGTTCAATGATTTCGCCAGATATGTGGAGGCCCAGCAGGGTCCGAAGACGCGTCTGGAACTCAACGAACTTTGGGCGTGGCGTAAAAAACTGCTTGGCGTCAAGTTTGATGTGGGCCGCGGGTATCGCGAAACTCTCCCAGCCGACGAACAGGATCTCACAATGAAGCAACGTGAGGCGAAGGTTGTTGCGGAAGCGAAGTCGCAGGGACGCAACATTGAACTTGTTGGGAAACGGTGGGTGTAATGGGCCGTAAGACACGTTCGGAACGTTTCGACTCGTATAAGCGTCGTTTGGAGTTGGCTCGCAAGTGGCGTGACGACGAGGGGTACGACGACACTTGGCGTCGCCTGGGTGACTTGTACCGTGGGAAGCATTGGCCTTCAACTGCGTCAACGACATCTGATCTGATCGCCGTCAATCTGGCATTTTCGACCATCAACGTTATTTCGCCCTCGGTTGCGGTGAACCATCCAAAGATTGTTGTATCAGCGACGCTGCCTGACAACGAAGCCCAGGCTTCCACCAATGAGGCTGTCATCAACTACTTGTGGCGCCATCACAACTATCAGAAGCCATTCAGGCGTGCTGTCAAAGACTTTCTGATCTTTGGACATGGCTGGTTGAAAGTTGGGTGGCGGTTCGTTGAACAGGAGCAGACCCTGGGGGATCGCGATTTGGACGCCATGTACGCTGAGCAGGTTGCCACGGCCGACTCTGCGGCGATGCAAATGCCTGCCCTGGCGGGCGATTTGCCAACGAACGACGAGATCGCAGCGAATCTGCCTACGTCTGCGATGACGATTGTTGAGGATCAGGCATTCGTTGAACGGGTATCCCCGTTCGACATTTTCGTTGATCCTGAAGCAACATGCATGGATGACATTGCGTGGATAGCGCAACGCATCGTGCGGTCCCTGGAGGACGTTCAGTCGGACAAGCGGTATAAGCCGTCGGTGCGGAAGCGTTTGTCTGCCGATGCGGGCGTCAAGGGCGCCCGCGATGACGGGTTGGGAACAACAGAGCAGTACGTCGACGATGACCGCATCACCTTGTACGAATACTACGACATCGAGTCGAACACTGTGTCGGTGTGTGCCAAGAACGGTGACGAGTTTCTCCTAGATCCGACACCGATGCCGTACGCCTACGGGCAGCCGTTCATTATGTTGCGCAACTACGACATCCCAGACCGCTTCTACCCCCTGGGTGACCTCGAATCCATCGAATCTTTGCAGTTGGAGTTGGATAAGACTCGTTCGCAGTTGATGAATGACCGCAAACGGTACGCCCGCAAATATTTGTACCATGAACGCTCATTTGGCCCTGAGGGCCGTGAGGCGTTGGAATCTGATGACGATGGGCGTCTTGTTCCCGTTGTTGACGAGAACAAGCCTCTCAGCGAGGTTGTGGTGCCGATGCCGCAGTCGCCTCTCAGCCCCGAAATATATGCTTACTCCAACATTATTGAGCAGGACATCAACACGGTGTCTGGCGTCAACGAGTATGCCCGTGGGCAGATGCCTGAGATTAGGCGTACAGCGACGGAAGCATCCATTATTGCGGATGCTGCGAACGCTAGGGCTGCTGACAAGTTGGCGATAGTCGAGTTGGCTATTGGTCAGATCGCCAGGCGGGTGTTGCAGTTGATGCAGCAATACATGACGGGTGAGCAGATTGCCCGTATCGCTGGCCCAGATGGGCAGGATCAGTTTGTGTCGTATGTCCGTGAGGACATTATCGGCGAGTTCGATTTCACCGTGGAGGGTGGTTCTACGCAGCCGATCAATGACACGATTCGTAAGCAGCAGGCTGTTTCATTGTTGAACGCTATTGCGCCTCTGGTTGGCACTGTTATTGATCCGCAGGCGTTGGCTTTGCATGTGTTGCGTGATGGGTTCGACATCAAGAATCCTGAAAAGTTTTTGATGCAGCAGCAGCCGATGGCCCCCGAGGGGGCTGAGGGTGCGCCTCCTATGGGGATACCTCAGAATGGGGCGATGATGCCTCCTGTTCCTGACCAGGTCGGCGCTTTTGCGCCGACTGGTGGTGTTC